GATAGGCGTGAGCGTCCACGCGGTTCACCAGTGGGAGGTGGAGCGCCACGAGCCCCGCCCCGATGCGGCTGCCCGCATATACCAGATGGCCGAGTCTCGCCGGCAGTTCGAACTTGCCCAGCAGTTTGCGAGGCTCGCCAACATAAGCGACAAAGCCCTGGCCGAGGTAGCCCGCGCACGGACTACGGAAATCTATTCGGTCCCGGAAGGCATGGTGGCGATGGAGTGGCCCGGTACGCTCTCGTTGGAAAGCTTCGAGGAAATTGCCGCTTGGATGGAACTGGTCAAGCGCAAGATCAAACGCGGAGTAATTTCGCCGGAGCTGAATCGATGGGAGTGAAATTCCCAACGCTACGGTTGGAAACTTCCAGAAACGCGCCAGGACGATTCAGGGGATACCTGGATGCCACCGGACCCCTTCCGGCGCTTCCTGGCGCGCCATATGCGCAAGGCGGGCCATTCTGGGTGCCTAGTCGGCCTTTCGCCAGCCATACGCCAAGGTACCCTAAGTTGCTGATTTTTCGTAAAACGGCCGCGAGCGCACAATAACCAGCCGCCGTTTTCATGGAACCCACGGCACGATTGAAGCGTCTATACTGGTGAAAGCAAGATCCCTGGCAAGGGAAGGAGAAAAAAATGACACAGGAAGAAATCCTTAGAGGCATCGAAGCGATGCAGGAAGTTCAGCGGACCAATCCGCCAACATCGGCGGCATGGAAGCGTGCTTCCAAGGTGCTTCACGAACTCATTAAGCAGCTGGGCAAGAAGCCGGACTAGCCCTCCGCCGTGCGCTTCTCCGCGTAAAGCGGAGCGTCCGGTTGCCCACCGGGAGCGGCTACGCAACGCCGCTTTTACCCCGATACGAAGGGGATTCAAAGCAAGAAAGTTTGAGTTAATTCATGAATCAATCGATCCACAAGGAATGGACCGCAGCCGACCTGCGCCGGCATATTGCGCAGCTGCAGACGACCGGCGAAGGCCGCGATCTGGATGCTTACGACGTCTCCGCGCAGGCGCAGATTGACCGTCTCCGGTCGCTGCTGGATGACCTGATCTGGCTGGCGCGGGACATCGACCGCAAGGAAGGAAAAGTATGAAAACCAGAGATCTTAGCGGCGCCCGTTTCGGCCGGCTGGTCGCAACGTCGCTCGACTCTATCCGCAACCAGCACGCCTATTGGCATTGCCGCTGCGATTGCGGGCGCGAAACCGTCGTCCGCGGCAATGCGCTGACATCAGGCCACACCGTGTCCTGCGGCTGCCATCGCGCCGATCCGGCCATCCGGCAAGCCGCCCGCTGGCAGTTGAGCGCCAAGCACCGCAAACTGATCGCGCGGATGGGCGGAAAGGCCGCGGCTCGCGCGGCGCAGGGAGGTGCGCAATGACGTGCTATGCCTGCCGCTTAGAAATTCCGGCTGATGCGGTCAAATGCGGCCACTGCGGCGATGTACAACCGTGGGTTATTCGGCGCAGATTTAAGTGCTTTATTCGCGGAGCTGCTATCCTCGCCGCCCTCTTTTTTGTCCTTCAGGTTTGGGTCACCATAGAAAACAACATAGAAAAGCCGGCTTATACCAGCCGCACCGGTGAAGCTTATGCCATACCGCAGACTGTGCGGGCTTGGCAGGATCGGCCATTCGGTGCACAGCCGTTCGCTTTAAGCGGGCGCCCTACGGTTATTGTTCGCAACCACGATTTCCAGCGCGACTCTGCCGGCCAACTAAAAAACTTTGCACTGGTGGAAATTCTCGGTCTCCAGAAACCTGAGAAGGCCGCCCGCGGTGGAAATTTGCATGACCAGGTTTGGGTCCGCGAGTCTGTTCTCGTGCCGACCTGGGAAATGCCAGCGCCGAATGCGCTCGACCACCACGTGCTCGACTAAAAATCCGTTTGGGCTACTGGAAAAGCCTTTGCAATGGGGTCTAGTCTGGACACTGGTGAGCATTAGGAGGAATCTATGAATTTCATGTGCTATTGCCGCTGCAGTACCAAAGGGTTGACCACGTATGAGGGTGGAGAAGGCGTCTTCGCGACTCTATCCATCGTCGCGGATCCTTACGATCCGAATAATCTGAAGACCGGCACTCTCTCGGTGACCTATCCGATAGCCGACGATCAATTTCAGATCGGCCTCTACTATCAGATGAACGTCAGTCCCGCGCCCTCTTATCCCTAATGCGGTTATAATCACACAGCCACGTTTTACTTCTTTTGGGAATTCGCCCATCGGTCTCCCGCCGGTGGGCTTTTTTTTGCCGCGCCGGCCTCAGCAATTTTGCAGACCAAAAAACGAAACGTCGGGGCGCCAGACGCTAGCTATTTGGTGCGGGCGCGCGGCCCGCGGCCGAAAAAATCGCCAGGTAGGACCCGTCGCGCATCTATTACGCGCTCATAGAGATCCAAGCGGCGTGGAAGGGCGGATTGGTTTCGTCGAGGGGCTTTCAGACGCATGCCGCGTGGGATGGCCGGCGTTGCGTCACAAACGCGCCACGTGCGGCCGGCTGGCGTGCGCTGGCGCATGGGTACCACACCGGTATGTTGTGCCTAAACGCGATCGGTGATACTCTGCGGTGAAAAGGACGCGTGCTAGCTACGGACGTATCGCAAGTGCTCGCGCGCCACATCGAAGTGTGGCCGGTGACGCGTCTGGTGCCGTATAGCCGCAATAGCCGCACCCATTCGGCCGAGCAAGTCCACCAGATCGCGGCGTCGATACTGACGTTTGGTTTCACGCAGCCGATCCTAGTCAACGAGTCTGATGGCGGCATCTTGGCCGGCCACGGACGTCTGGCGGCAGCGCTTGAGTTGGGGATGGAAGAAGTGCCGGTAATCCCACTGGATCACTTGACCGACGAACAGCGGCGTGCGTATATCATTGCCGACAATAAACTCTCAGACAACGCGGGATGGGACGAGGAGCTACTGGCCGCGGAGCTGGCGCGGCTGTCGGGCGATGGCTTTGAGATGGCGCTGACCGGCTTCAGCGATGAAGAGATGCGGCTGCTGTTGCCGGATGATGAAGACGACGAGGACGAAGATGATCCGCCGGTGATGGCGCCGCCGGCCAACCCACTCACGCGCGCGGGTGATCTCTGGCTGATCGGGCCGCACCGCCTGATCTGCGGCGACTGCCGCGATGCCGACGTGGTGGCGCGGTTGCTTGAGGGCCGGCGCGTGGCGGTGGCCATTACTTCGCCGCCTTATGCGTCGCAGCGTGCCTATGATCCTGCGAGCGGCTTCAAGCCGATCGCGGCCGATGAGTATATGGAATGGTATCGAAGCGTGGCGGCGAATATCGAGAATGCGCTGACAGCGGATGGATCGTACTTCCTGAACATCAAAGAGCACGCCGACGAGGGCGAGCGCAGTCTGTACGTGAAAGATCTGGTGCTGGCGCATAAACGCGAGTGGGGCTGGCGCTTTGTGGATGAATTCTGCTGGCGCAAAACCTCGGACGGTGTACCCGGCGGATGGGGTAACCGCTTCAAGAATGCGTGGGAGCCGGTGTTTCACTTCTGCCGGCAACCGCAGATCAAATTCCGGCCGGACGCAGTAAGCCATGTTTCGGAGAATTGCTTCGACTATTCCCCGCTGAACCAGAAGTCGACGACCGGCAGCGGGTTGCTTGGCAAAGGTCCGCGCGGCGCCGCAGCGGACCAAGGTACGAGCTGGGAGGCATGGCGAGTGACCCATCAAAACGCGCATCCAACAACGGGCCGCCACCGCGGTTTAACGCGCCCCAGCAATGTCATCGAAACAATGATCGAGTTGGGCCAAGGATCGCACGCGGCGCCCTTCCCGCGAAAGCTGGTCGAATTCTTCGTGAAGGCCTTCAGCGACCATAGTGACGTGATCTACGATCCATTCCTCGGCAGCGGCACGACCTTGGTGGCGGCCGACGAGCTGCTGCGCATCGGCGTGGGCTGCGAGATCAGTCCGGCGTATTGCGATGTGATCCTGGATCGCGTCTCGAGCTGGTCCGGGCTCGCGCCAATTCTCGCCGGCACGCGCCAACCGATCGAAGACGTGGCAGCCGAGCGCGGCGTACCCGTGCCGGCGAGGCAGGCCGCATGACCAAAACATTGCCGCCCGCCATGGCCTCGCGCATCGAGATGTGGCCGGTGTCGCGGCTGATTCCCTACGAGCGCAATTCCCGCACGCATTCCAAAGAGCAGATCGAGCAGATCGCGGCGTCGATGATCCAGTTTGGCTTTACGCAGCCGATCTTGGTGAATGAATCGGACGGCGGGATTCTGGCCGGCCACGGACGGCTGAAAGCCGCGCTGACGCTGGGCATGAATGAAGTGCCGGTGGTGCCGCTCGACCATCTGACCGAAGCGCAGCGCCGGGCATATATCATCGCCGACAACAAGCTGGCCGAGAATGCCGGCTGGGACGAAGTGCTGCTGCGCACCGAGCTGGAGGCCTTGAAGGCCGACACGTTTAACCTGGATGTGCTGGGCTTCAGCGCCACTGAGCTTGAGATGCTGCTCGACGACTCGGGCGACGTGCTCGAGGGCGAGACTGATGCCGACGACGCACCGCCGCTGCCCGAAACTCCGGTATCGCGGCTGGGCGATCTGTGGCTGCTGGGCAACCACCGCCTGATCGTCGGCGATTCAACCTGGGTTGAAACCGTTTCAACTTTGGTTGATGGCGCCGAGGTGGATCTGATCTTGACGGATCCGCCTTATAACGTCGGCTATGGCGAGCTGCAGCGCTCGCGCCGCAACGCCCGCCGCGGCAAGGAAAAGCTGCACGAAGATATCGAAGGCGACACGCTCGATCCCGACAGTTATCGCGCCTTCTTAGATGGGTTTTTGCCACACTATCGCGCCAATTTGAAGCTGGATGGATCGATGTATGTGTTTTACGCCCAGAAGCTCCAGAATGTGTGGGAAGAAGCTCTTGAGCGCCACGGCTTCGAAGTGCGCTCGCACATCATCTGGGCCAAGAATACAATGGTCCTGAGCTTCAGCCGCTACAAATACATGCACGAGCCGCTGCTATATTGCCACCACGCCGGCTCGAGCGATGTCTGGTACGGCGACCAGACCCAGACCACATTATGGTTTGAGAAAAAGCCTTCGGCCTCGCGCGAGCACCCCACCATGAAGCCGGTGGATCTGTTGCAGCGGCCGCTGGTTAATTCCAGCAAGCGCGGCGATCTGGTGCTGGATCTGTTTGGCGGCGCTGGCTCGACCTTGATCGCCTGCGAGCGTCTGGGCCGGCACGCGCGACTGGCCGAAATATCGCCGGTTTATGCGGATGTGATTTTGAGGCGCTGGAGTCAATACACCCGGCGCCAGCCGATTCTCGCGGCGGGCGGATCCAGTTTCGCCCAAATTGAAAGAGAGCGTTTGGTACTCGCCCGATCCGAGCCCGCTTTGCCACAAGCGGTTTCGGTTTAGTTCAACAGCGCCAACACCGTAGAGCATATCACGGTGTTGATGACCATTACAGAATACGCCCGGCATCGCGGCTGCGATCTGAAGGCGGTGCAGTACGCCGCCAAAAGCGGGCGCATCAAGCGCGAAACTGATGGGCGCATCGAATCCGAGCAAGCCGACCGCGACTGGGAGAAAAACACCGATCACACTCAAGCCCGCTATGGACCGCGCGCCCCGCGGCGGGCGACGAGCTGGGCGGCGCAGCAGCATGCCGAAGGCGAGGCCGCCGCTTTTGCCGACCCGCAGCGGCAAGGCGCGTCTCTCAATTTCGCGCAGGCCCGCGCCGCCCGGGAAGTTTATGAAGCGCGCATCAAAAAGCTCGAGTTCGAGGAGATGCAGGGCAACCTGGTATCGCGCCGCGGCATGGAAGTGGCGGCTTATAACCGTGGCCGCATTCTGCGCGACGCCTTGTTGAATATTCCCAACCGGATTTCGGCGCAGCTCGCCGCAGAATCGGATCCGGCGTCGGTCCACGAGCAGCTGGA